AAAAAACAGCATGCTGAACACCTATGCCGCAGATTTGAACGTAAGTCCGTCTGTCTGGTTTTTAGAAAGGTGCGCTGGCTCTTTAAGAGCTAGTTGCTGTGGACGATCTAAGTTCTACTCTATAGTAGGCTTGGAAAGTTCTCTTGACTTCCTATCTTAGGAGGTTAACTATAACAGGATGAGTAGTTTTAATAACCACTCTCGCCGTTTATCGAAGAAATTTTCTTCTGATAAATGGATCCCGTTGTATAAGATTTGGGCTGACAATAGATAGCCCAGATATGCATCTAAACAATTATCCGACTACTTTTGTAGCGGTATTTGTAAGATGTTGCCAGGTAAATTTTTCTTTAACCTGAGATGTAAGTATAGAAAATTAATTTCTAAACTTTTTTCAAGAAAATTGGGATCGATAAGAAGATATGTTGATATCTTCAATCAATTCGAATCTCAATTCAAAATGGCATTCGGAGATAGTCCTGATCAGGACCATCAAACAATGTTCATGAGATAGTGCTCGAGTTTACTCGCACGCTATCTATCAAACAACTAGGAGTGTTGGAAAACTGACTTTAAAAAAGTCACATTAACTTTCCGACACGAATAGCTTCAAGGTATTGGAGAGCCTCCAAATGGAGGACCTCTACACCATATTTTCTTTCCTATAATGGAATCTATGAGAAATAGAGACAATATAGTTAAGAGTTAGCAAATCTGGGGAACATTTTTTGTTACTAGGGGTTTACCCACACCAGATCAGCGAAGTATCGATATTGCCAAAGAAGAGCATAAAAATGCTTATATTGGCGATAGAGATTTCAAAACCCATTCAGTCACTGATGAACTCATCGACGAAATGGGAAAAAGATTTGGAAATTATTGTAAAGATTCAATAAACAATTCCATTCTTAAAAAAGATAGTAGGATTCCTTGGAATATAAAGGAATCTCACGTGTCTTAGTCAAACGCGTCCTGCCTAGAAGCTTCTAGGTCAGAAGGCGGCAAAAGGGGTGCCTTTTCGAGAAAATTCTCGGAATGGTTAACCACCGTTTACGAAGGAGAAGAGAAAACTATTAGAATTTCTCTTTTCAAAAACAAAGCGCCTAACTCGAGTTTCAAAATGATACCCGGTAAGGCTCCTATAGAGTATATGTTCATGGATATGATTCCAGAAGATAAACTTAAAAAGAATCCTGACGGATCTGAATTAAAACTTGCTCAATTACTATGTAAGAGAGGAAAGGATTGCAGATCTGTTAAGACAAATTGTATGCAGTTAGCTATGGTCATGTTTAGACATGCAGCTACTGCTACGAGAGATAAAAAGGCCAATCACCCAGACTGGGAGACTGATCCTGAATATCAACCTACTCGTTTCGAAATTGAACTTTCCGGAACGATTTACAGTGAAATAAACATGAACCAAAAGAGGATGTCTCAACTGGTTTTTGCTTTCATTACCTTCGATTTAATTAAAGAAGGATATTTTTCTGAAAAGTGGGTAGCTCTTAAAGGCTTCCCCTTTACAACAGAATCAATAGGTGAACCTGGATAGAAATCCAGGATTGTCACTAAGGGACCTGCGGTTGTGCAGGTCTATTTACAACTATGTGCGCACGTATTCAATAATATATTGAGACACGCGGACGTAGTCACACATGGGCTGTTCGGTAAATCGGCAGCCTGGGATTACTTTATTCAAAGAGTAAGAACAAATAACCCGTTTTCATGCCAGGATAATAACTAGTTTTTAACTTGTGATTACACGGCTGCTACGGACTGGATGGAAAGAGAACCAACCAGAAGAGCGTTTAGGTCATTCTGTAAAGGAATGGGTATAACAAATTCTTGGCTATTAGAGTCAGGAAATTGTATTACTATGCCTATGCTATATGATGGTGAAGCCCTTACTCAAAGGGGCGTACCAATGGGATTACCAATGTGTAAGCAGTTGCTTACCATTTGTAATGGAATGATTCTATCTAGAGCTACAACAGCTCAAGTAGGATGTAGAAACAGTAGTCTTGGGGACGACTGCATAGCAGAAGGTCCTTTACAAGAACACTATATAACTTTAAATTTAATGAGGTTGATCGGCTTTAAGCCAAACGACAAAACATTAATCGCAAAGTTCGGTTGTTGCTACGGTGAAGCGATTTTAGTAAAATCGCTATCATGGCAATTGAATCCAAGGGAAAAAACCAAATGGAATCCAAATATGACTATATGGGAAACTCCGGAAAATGTTCCGGAACCTCCTTTTATAGATTATTTCAAAATGAGATTGTTTTCTGTCTTTCAGAAAACAAACGCAGATTCAGATTGTTCCCCTCTTTACGGGAGGAACGATATGTTTAATAGGCAAGTAACATGGATGAGATCCATATACAAAGGCCAAACAGAAGTTGCTAAGAAATTATTCGCCAGGAACTTCTATAAATATATGCCCATGACAATGTATATAACATTGCCTGCAGAAGCAGGTGGGCTCGCTTAGGGAAAACCACCGTCATTAGACAAGTGGGATCCTTACATATTAAAAGCACTAGTGCTTTTACATGACAAGACAAATGACCTTAAAGAATATGAAAGATTTATGCTTTCTCAAATTTTAAGGATGTTTATATCTCGGAAAACTTCCGAAAGAGGAATGAATTTAGACTTTGATAAAGACTATTTCATTAGATGGTTTGCCGACTTTGGACCTCATTAGAAGTTCACGGCATTTGACGACTTCGCGCTTCTTATCCCAGATAGGATAAAAGTGTGGAAATCTATGCCCTTTTACATCAAAAGATTACATGTAGAAGAGCAGTATTATGATTGGAAAGAAGTATTTGATGTACTCAAAGATCCAACCGACCCTATGAAAGATCCTGGTTCAATTTGGTTGAACAGTCTCAACATAGATAGAGGTTTCTGTAAAGAAACAAATAAGTCGAAAAACAATATGTACGATACTATCGTAGAAATTGTTGATTCGAAAATGTATACTATGAAAGTTCCAATTAGTATGGAACGGAACGTAGTTAATTTCGTAGAAGGTACGAAAATATACTCAAAGGCTACGATACTGACAAAGGACAGTATCTTTGCGCCCGATGGGCTATTCAATAGCTTTAGAACGACGTGGGCTCACATTAAACGTGGACCCATCGTTATGAATAATTGCAGCCGCATCTTAGATGCAGACGCTAATAACATTGAAAAACGCGGTACATATTTCTATCGCGTATTCAATTATCAACTTACACTAGACCTAAGTAACTTAGGTTCAAGTGATCCAAGGTTATTTGTAGATTTGAAGATGGACGTGAATCCAGACCACCAAATATAACCATCGAATTCTATATCAAGCTAGCATTATACTAGCAGTATTAAGGTACGACGGCGATTACTATAAAATCAGCCATGGCGAAACTATAAGTCTTTAATTTCCCATGT